GCACTGGTCTTGCTCGTGAAGAAGAAAATAAAAAGGGAATGGATGCTTCCCAAATAACTGGCAGTTCCAGTTCTTACGCTCGTAAATATGCTATGAATGGCTTGTTTGCAATAGATGATACTAAGGATGCAGATGCTACTAATGAGCATAAAGACGAAGTAAGCGAAGGTCAAAAAGCTTTCTTGATTGAGCAGTTAGATAAGACAAAGTTTACTGAAGACCAGAAGGTTAAGGCTGCTTTGAAAATCAATGCTATCAAGACCTTAGACGAATTTAATAAGATTAAAGAAACAATAAAAAATAGTTAATATGGAAACCGCATTTAAAGAATTAATGTTTGAATTTTATAAAAGAACTGCAACTGAATTTGAATTTTGGCTAAGGGATAATTATGAATACATACTTCAAAAAGAAAAAGAGCAAATAATAGAGGCATATAAAGAAGGGTGTTTCGATAATATTCTTGATGAGACTGCTGATACAATAAGAGCAAAAAATTACTACAATCAAACTTATAACCAAATAAAATAGCTAATGAGAGAATTGCTACCATTTGAAAGGCAGATGTTACTTGCAGAAGTTTACCATTACGCCTGGTATAACGAAGATGCTTATGCAGACCTATTATTATTTATAGAAAAATATCAAAACCTTTTAGACAAACCAGTATTTTTAACCCCAATCAATAACAATGACACAGAAACAACAAATCTTGAACCACTTGCTTTCGGGCAAAACATTGACACCAATCCAGGCTTTAACGAAGTACAATAGCCTGAGATTAGCAGCCGTAGTATTTGAATTAAAACGCAAAGGCTACAAAGTACGAACGGAATTAATTAACGTTGGTACGAAAAAACAAAGTAAATTAGTAGCTCAATATTCAATTAAAAACAAATGAGTTATTTAAAAAAAGCTTTACAAATGGCTATTTTTTTTCATAATAAATACGAAGAATTAGCTTCTGAGTATGGTTATGAAACAAGATTAGATACACGAGTTTTTGATAAAAATAGTGTAAATGGTAAATTAATGATAGCAGTATGTATGGAGTGGCTTAATGAACAAGAAAAACAAAAACAATAAAAACAAATAAAAATGGAACAAAAAAAATGGAGTACTGGCGGTTGGAAAAAACAGACCGCTAAAGGAGAAGTAATTAATTTTACAATCAATGATGTTAAATACTCAATGTGGGTAAACGCTTACAAGACAGAAGATAAGCAACCAGATTACAAGATTTATGTAAATGATTTCAAACCTAAAGAAGATACGGAAGGATTGCCGTTTTAATTATGCTAAATAGAAAGAAGGATATATCAATAAGACAATTAAAGGAGTTATACTTCGCACAACGTAACACACATTTGCAACTTCACGAAATGATGCAGCAACTTGGATTGTTAGGCATAGAAGATAACGAACCTTTAGGGTTAGACATTGGCGCAAGGACTATTGTTAAATTGGTAGACGAGGAGTTTGAGTGCGATGTATTAATTAAGGATAGGAGTTTAAAAACAACGTTTGGGCGCAAGGCTGCTGCTTACTTACTCAGGAGATACACCAAGTTAAGCCTTAAGGAGATAAGCCAATACACAGGAACAAGCGACCATACTACTGCTATCCATAACATAAAACAAGCGAATAACCTAATAGAAACTGAGGACTGGTTTAAAACTAAGCTAAAAAAACTTTGCTTAAAATTAGAACTTAAAGAAATTTAGTGTATATTCGCAGTATAAATAAAAGACACATTAGCGAAAGTCGAGCCGATAATGTGTTTAGTGGTTAAATAATAGCCCCTGATAGCTCGACTCTATTGGGGGCTTCTTTTTTTTATGGCAAAAGACCCTGCATTCCTATTTTATAGCAGCGACTTTCTAAATGGAGTAGCTGACTTAACAATGGAAGAGAGAGGACAGTTTATTACTCTCTTATGTTTACAACACCAAAAAGGAACACTTACAGACAAAACCATTAGGTTATCTTTAGGTTCTGTTTCGGTTGATGTTTTGAGCAAGTTTTCAAAAGACAAAGACGGAAATTTTTACAATGAACGTTTAAATGAAGAGATTGAAAAACGCATTCAATTCACTGAAAGCCGTAGAAACAATGGCTCTAAAGGTGGTAGACCTAAAAATAATACAAAACCATTAGGTTTAGCTAAACATAACCTTATGGAAGATGTAAATGAAAATGAAAATGAAGATATAAATATAAATAAAAGTAACTGTACTTTTGAACAAGTTTACGAGTATATGTCTTTACGGATTGGAATAGATCAAGCAAAGATTGAAGCAGAAAAGTTTGTAAATTACTATACGAGCAATGGGTGGAAAGTAGGTAAAAACCCAATGAAGAGTTGGGGAGCAGCAGCAAATAATTGGATAACTAACACTAAACAATATGCAAAAGGAACTACAAGCAATCAACGAAAGCTTGACAAAAACGAACTCGAGAACCTTAGAAACTACAACTATATACACTCTACTTCCTATGGAGCAGGAGATTATGACCGCATTTTCGGGGGAACGAATGAGGAACATAAACTCTATCATATTTAAGCAAAACCTTATTTATTTAATGCAGCTTGTAGGTATTAACAATCCTGGCGACGTTAAGTTAGCAATCTTAGAGGATTGGATAAGAACTGAATACGGAAACTTTACAATAAACGAAGTTAAAGTAGCGTTTAAGCAAATGGTAGCCAATGACTTTATCGACCACTATCAGAACTTTAGTCCTGCATATTTTAGTCAAGTAATGGATAGATACAAGAAAAAAGCAAACGAAGTAAGAAAAATGATGCCACAAGAACGAGTAGAAGCAATACCTCACTTAACCGATTTAGAGATAATTGATTACAGTTACCAAGAATATAAGCTTTTAGAAAACCGAACTTTTGATAGGTTGTTTAACCCATTGAGCGTTTTTACAAAGCTTAATAGTTCAGGCATAAAGGTATGGACAAAAGAAGATGGCGCACTTGCTAAAAAGAAACTTATGGAGATTATAACCTACAAGGCTAATAAAATGGACATCATAAGTGCAAAGCAGTACCGAGACGAATGGACTGAGAGTTGGCTAAAGAACCAAGCAAGAGCAGTAGCAGTAGCTTTATTTTTTGAGGAACAAATTAAACAAAACAAAACAACATTCAAATGAGACACGGCAGTTTATTTAGCGGAATAGGTGGCTTTGATCTAGCTGCCGAATGGTGCGGTTGGGAAAACGTATTTCATTGCGAATGGAACCCCTTTGGTCAAAAAGTTTTAAAACATCATTTCCCAAATTCAATATCATACAATGACATCACAAAAACAGATTTCACTATTCACAGAGGAACAATCGACATCATTAGTGGAGGCTTCCCTTGCCAACCCTACTCAAGTGCAGGAAAGCGACTTGGCAAAGAAGATGAGAGACACCTCTGGCCGGAAATGCTTAGAACAATTAGGGAAATTCAGCCGAGTTGGGTTGTGGGCGAGAACGTTCGCGGCCTTACTAATTGGAACGGGGGATTGGTATTCGACGAAGTGCAGTCTGACTTGGAAGCTGAAGGCTACGAAGTCCTCCCGTTTTTACTTCCAGCTTGTTCCATTAACGCACCACACAGAAGAGACAGAATATGGTTTATTGCCTACTCCTTTAGCGCAACACAGAGAACAAACCAATTTCGAAGCATACGACCTAAGAATGAAGAGATTAGAACAGAAAGGACATCGTCCATTTACGATGCCATTAGACCAAATGGCTTTGAGGGGATTATTACCAACTCCCAACAGTTTCGATTGGAATACGGCAAGGAGCCTGGAAACATTGGAGAAAGCAAAAGAGAGACACAAGGAAAAAGGAGTAGTTTTACAAAACAGCCTTCGACAAATGGCTGGACAGGGTTTCCAACTGTCTCCCCTATTTGTGGAGGAGATGATGGGCTTCCCAAAGAATTGGACGGCATTACCTTTTCAAAATGGAGAAATGAAAGCATCAAAGCCTACGGAAACGCAATAGTGCCACAAGTAGCTTACCAAATATTTAAAAGTATTTGTCAATATCAAGAACTTTAGTATATTTTTGCTTTATGACCGCAAACGAATTAACCAAAGAAGCAATCAAAACCCTAAATAAAAACGGCTGCTTTGTATGGCGCAATAACAATCTTGCGGTTCGTGGGCGCACCTTCATAGGTCTTAAAGGAGTTCCAGATGTAGTAGGCTTTCACACACAAACAGGAGTAGCGGTTTATTGTGAGACGAAAGCCATAAGCGATAAACTTAGCAGTTACCAAATAGCGTTCTTAAACTTAGCAAAAACGGCTAATTGTTTTTGTTATATAGCAACCGAAGAGAACGGCAAACTAACCCTAAAAGAATATGAACAAGAATAGCATCATATTAGAACTTTGGGAAAGCCGAGAACTAAAGGAAGCAATAGATAAAATGCAGCCTGAAGATTTACGAGAAGATTTAAGAAGCGAAATATTTAAGGTGCTATGCGAAATGGACGAGGAGCGATTAATTGATATGCGCACTCGGAATGTATTAAAGTTCTACTTGGTTAGAACTATGATTAATATGATGCAGAGTAATACAAGCCAATTTTATAGGACATACCGAAAACCTTTAGAGGTTGAATTAATAGTACACGATAGAGACGAAGATTTACTTAATAAAGTAGAAGATGAGTTATCTAAGATGCACTGGTACAAAGCGGAACTATTACGAGTGTATGCTATTAAGCACAACTGCAACGCTAAAGAATTAAGCAGGGTTACAGGCATACCTTATATGTCAATCCATAGGGAACTAAAACTAACTAAACGAGAACTTAAAAAACAATTACGCAAATGATAATTATAGCAGCGATATGCTTTGCAATCTTCTTTGTAGAGATACACCAATTCCATAGGAAGTGGAAATTAGATTTTAAGCCTTTTAGTTGCACAAGTTGTTTAGCAGCTTGGAGTGGATTGGCTTTATATTTACTACCTGCAATATGTACCGACATTATTGCGTTTGTATTTATACCAGGAGTACTTGCACCTTTACTTTCAAAAATAATGTGGAACTTATGGAAATAGAACACCGCAACTTTTTAGATCAACACATTGGTAATTGGCACACAGTCCAAAATGGTTATGTGCGTAACATTGACTTAGACATCTTAAAAATGTACGAGCATATTTATCGAAAGTATATGAGTGCAGATTTTATCTTAACAGTATGGTGCGGAAATTGTATTTTCGATATGATTAAACGTTTATATACTTGGTACGAAGAGCAACCTAAACCCAAAAATAAAAAAAAGAATGGCTAACTTTATTCACCCCACCGCTATCATTGGCGATAACGTAATTATTGGAGACGGAAACTACATTGGTGCTTATTGTATTATTGGAGACAAAGCAGAGCATAAGAAGTTCTGGAATAAAGAAAAAGGCAAAGTATACATAGGCGATAACAATGTTATTACAGGACTTGTAACAATAGACGCAGGAACTGAGATTGACACCTTTATTGGCAATAATTGTTTTATAATGAAACACGCACACATAGGACACGATTGCACAATCTTAGATAATGTAACAATAAGTTGCGGAGCAAAAATAGGTGGGCATTCTATTGTAGATCAAGGTGCTAATATAGGACTTAATGCAGTTTTGCATCAATTTGCAAACGTAGGAGAAAATTGTATGGTAGGAGCAAGTGCATTTTTAAAAGGAGATGCAAAACCAAATACTAAATACGCAGGAGTACCGGCAAGGGAAATCGGCTCAAACATAAGATAATGAAAGTAGCTATTTTATTACTTGCACAAAACAGACACGATTTAACGCAGCGTGTAATTAACCAAAACTTTTTTAATAGTGGTTACAATGCAGATTGCTTCTTAATAGATAACGGAAGCGACACGCACGAAAACTTTAACTACCCTTTTGCCGGTTATGACTTATCAAAAGAAAAGCGTGGCATAGCAGCCGGAGTAAATGCAGGGTTACGCATAACCCAAAACTATGATGCGGTTTGTTTATTAGCTAATGATATATTACTTCCTGAGAATTGGTTGTCAAAGTTTGTATTGTTCGCACAAAGAATAGAAAAGACAGGCATAATAGGAATACATTGTGTAGAAGCATTACCACCAATAGTAGATGGTGTACATAAAGTACATACACCTTTTGGAGATAACTTTATTACTCGTGAATTAATAGACACGATAGGTGGTTACAATACCGAGTATGACCCATACGGAATGCAAGATGCAGATTACGGAGAACGTGCAACTATATCAGGCTTTACTAATTACTACCTTCCAGATATGAGGTCGGAGCATATAGGACACGATGTCGGAAACGGAACGGAATATAGACGAATGAAAGACGAAAGCTTAGCAAGGGCGCAAAGCGTTTGGGAAAAATACCAGGACATCTATCACAACCAAAAGAATATAAGATGCGAATACTCTGCATAACTTCAGCTAACTCAGGTGTAGGACTTCACCGGATAATGATGCCAATAGTACACTTAGAAAAAGAGTACGCACTTATTACCGATGTACTTAATGACGAAATACTTGAGCAAGGGTGGGATATTGTTTTAATGAATAGAATGTTAAACGAAATAACCGCAGCGCAAATGGATGCGTGGCGAACTAAGTACGGGTTTAAGTTGGTTGTCGATAACGATGACTACTGGGACTTAGAGCCAAGTCATTTACTTTACGAGCGTTATTTATTAAACAACATACCTGAGCAAATTATAAGTTACATACAGATAGCTGACCTATGCACCTGCACACACGAAAGGTTAGCAGCAGAGATAATTCAGTACAATAAGAACGTTCACATATTACCAAACGCACTACCTTACGGACAGGAGCAGTTTATGGATAACAAAACCGAAGATAGCCGTGTTAGGTTGTTTTGGTCTGGTAGCGGAACGCACGAAAGGGATATAGAATTATTAAAGCAACCTTTCAAACGTTTGCAAGGAATGAATATAAGAACTGTAATAGCAGGATATAACGACGGGGAGAAACCTATTTGGGATAAGATGATAGCAGCCTTCACTTGCGGACTAAAGCTTAACCCTACGATTTATAATTATGCAAGGGTTACGGAATATATGGGTGCTTATACGGACTCGGACATTTCAGTTATTCCTTTAGTCGATAGCAAGTTCAACGCTATGAAGTCAAATCTAAAGGTATTAGAAACGGCTGCTAAAAAGAACCCTGCCATTGTTAGTTATGTCAATCCTTACTTAGATATGCCAGTTCACTATGTAAAAAGCCAAAAGGATTGGTACAAACATATCAAAGATTTAGTAAGCGATGCGGATATGCGAAAGGAAAGCGGAGAGAAGCTTTTTGAGTTCTGCCAAAAGAAGTATAACTTTGATGGTATAAATTTAGACCGAAAGTATATTTATAGTAAACTAATTTCTCATAGTTAAATTTTTAATTATTAATCAACGGAAAATTTAATGGGGAAGCTATGAGGAAACACACACAAATATATTTGCAGGGGATGGGTTATAAAACAACGGACTTTATCCCCTGTGAAGTGTGTGGCGCACAGGCAGTAGACGTGCATCATATTGAGGCAAGAGGAATGGGTGGCAACAAAAAGGCAGATGTAATAGAAAACCTAATGGGACTTTGTAGAAAGTGCCACATAGAATACGGAGATAAGAAACAATATAAAGAGTTTCTAAAAGACATACACGCAAAGAATTATGGCAAAGATTAAAGAGAACAATAGTAAAACTTCATTTGGAAAACGCAAAAGAGGCTCTGCAAAGAAGTCTTTTAACAAGCACAATCCAAGACCTAAAGCATATAAAGGGCAAGGCAGATGAGAAAACTAACGGCTATATGGTACATTTTAACACACAAGGCTTACTTCGTAGCAGTATGTAAAACAGGCTTTAATGGTGACGAGATGACTACAATAGGTAACTATACTTACTCAATGGCAGATACTTTAATCAATAAGCACATAAACGATATAGATAATTTTTTAGACCAACAAGATGCTTTAGACGAAGCCAACGATATAATAAACGGGATATTATGATATTACTATCAAGTCAAGTAGAGAGCATAGCCTCACGCAAAGACAAGACAATTAAGCTAACTTTAGCAACCCAAGAACTAAGCCCAAAGGATGCAGCTAACTTGTTTCAGCTTAACCAACAGTTCTGCTACCTTGCTATCAAAGAAGAACCATTTAGCAAAGAAGAACAAGACGTAATAGAAAACCTAAAGGCTGACCCTGACACATTTAAGACACCAAGCCAAAGATTACGAGGCATCTTATACAAAACATACGAACAAGACAACGAAGGATATAAAGATTTTAACACATACTACTTATCCGTTATGGATAGGATATGTCAGCACTATAAAACAAAAATAGATGGGTAGGAATAAAGCGATAGAGACACCAGAAATAATGCTTCAGCTATTTACAGAATACTGCGAGTACGCTAAAAGCAATCCTATTAAAGTACACGACTTTGTAGGCAAAGATGGTGACGAAGTTTACAGATTAAGAGAAAGACCTTTAACAATAGAAGGCTTTGAGAACTATTGTTATAATCAAGGGGTTATAAGCGATTTAGGTAAATATTTTGCTAATACGGATAATGCCTACGAGGATTTTCGTACTATCTGTTCACGCATTAAGAAAACAATTAGGCAAGACCAAATCGAAGGCGGTATGGCAGGGGTGTACAATCCAAGCATTACGCAGCGTTTGAATAGCCTTGTAGAAAAGAGCGAGAACAAACACGAAGTATCCGAAATTAAAATTACCTACGATAGATAATGCAAACCATAGGCTTACGCTTACATAACCCACACCCTGCACAAAAGCAAGTACTTGACTGCGATAGTAGGTTTATTGTTATGATGGCAGGGCGAAGGTTTGGTAAGTCCTTGATTAGCCAAACCATAAGCATAGATACTGCCGTTAATAAAAAGCGTGTAGCTTACATTACCCCGACTTATCAGCTTGGCAAAATATTCTTTAAGGAGATAGTAGACCTATTGCCTTTAGAAATATATTCTAAGAACGAGAGCGACCTGGTTATTAATTTTATTACTGGTGGAAGTATACGCTTCTTTACAGGTGAAAGGTTAGACAACCTTAGAGGTTTAAAGTTCCACTTAGCAGTTATTGACGAAGCTTCTTTTATACCTAACCTTGAAGACGGGTGGCTTAACTCAATAAGACCTACTTTAACGGACTACAAGGGTAAGGCTATATTCTTAAGCACCCCTAAAGGTAAAAACTACTTCTTTAGTTTGTTTAGCAAAGCAGAGCCGGATTGGCAAAGCTTTAAGTTTACTACATACGATAACCCTTACATAGACCCCAACGAAATAGACGATGCAAGAAAGCAATTACCCGAAGTTGTATTCGAGCAAGAGTATATGGCAAACCCTGCCGAAAACGCAGCAAACCCATTTGGGAGTCAACATATACGCAAGTGCATACACCCAGTAACAACAATGCCAGTAGTAGCTTATGGGATTGACTTAGCTAAGTCAGTCGATTGGACAGTTATCATAGGCTTAGACGAAGACGGAAATGTGGCTTATTTTGACCGCTTCCAAATGGATTGGCACAATACCAAGCAAACTATCCTTAGGCTGCCTAAATGCCCTATCCTTGTCGATTCTACGGGGGTTGGCGACCCTATCCTTGAGGACTTACAACGTGAAGGGGTAATGATACAAGGCTTAAAGTTCACAAGTTCAAGTAAGCAGCAGCTAATGGAAGGCTTACAAGCTGCCATACATCAAGGTAAGATTGGCTATCCTGAGGGGATAATAAGCCAAGAGCTTGAAGTATTTGAGTATCAGTATACTGCAACGGGGGTAAAGTACTCTGCACCTTCCGGCTTCCATGACGATGCGGTAATGGCTCTGGCTTTGGCTTGGCAGAATTTCAGCCTTAAACGTGGCACGGGTAGGTATGCCTTCCTATAATTGCAACAAGGTTACAAAAATATATTTGGTGGATTGTGTAAAACTTGTATATTTGGTTATTATTTAATCAAAACACAAACACAATGAAAAAAGAAACCGCACAACTTTTAGCCGTATTTTTAGTAGCTTGTTACCTTATTGGGCAACTTCAAGACATCTACTCAAAATGATTTACGCTATTTGCCTTCTGCTAATTGCAACAGGTTTTGTAATGGCAGCTTTAACTGACTACACAATTAAACACAATGACCCAAAGCACAAAAGAATACATAGACAAATACTACGCAAGTGAGCCGATTAGCATTATGATGAATAACATAGATGCTACCTATTTGGAGATACTTACCTACTGCAAAGAGAAAGGGTACGAGCCTTCTAAACGCAGAATGCGTAAGCCTGAAGATGCAGCTAAAATAGGATACTTCGATATTGATAACTACAAACCCGAAACGATATGAAAACAGCAATAGAATGGTTATATAACGAATTATCAAAAAATAATACATCAACAGATTCAGTAATAGAAAAAATTAATAAAGAGTCAAGTATATGGGAACAAGCCAAAGAACTTGAAAAAGAGCAAATAAAAAATGCATATAATGATGGATATTTTGGAGATGCATATAAGTATAAAGATTGGGAAGAATACTACAACGAAACCTATAAACAACAAACAAATAACGTATGAGATTTAAGGCATTTAAAGTTAAAAAATTTATAGCATTTATACCTTGTGTAAATATAAATGTATGGAACACATCTTATACATTAGAAATAGGGTGGTTAAAATATTTTATTAACATAGGTATTGATAAAACTTATAAACAAAACTAAACAAATGGAACTACAACAAATCTTTGAAACAACAAAAGAACAACGCATCGAGTTTACCCACCAATTAATTGAACGCTTAAACGCAGGGGAACTTGACCCGTTAAAAACACATCTTCAAGTTAAAGCCTTAGAGGATATGCTTGAAACCCTAAAGGCAAACAAGGACTACAAAGATGCAGTATTACAAGCAGCCGTATTAAATGGCAAGGACTTTG